CTAAAAAATTAGCTGCATGAAACAGTGAGCCATATAAATATATGGCAGGATGATCAGTTAATATAAAATTAGTTGTATTACTATCTGAAAGAGCAGTAAATTTTTTATAATAATTTATATATGCAGTATAGTTTGCATCTGGTTTTGGCATAAATCTAAAGCTATCACCAAGTATTGTATAAGCTTGTGGTATTCCAGTAGTTGATGTACCTTTAACTTGATCCATTTGTGGTGGAGTCATGTAACGTAAAGGATATTTTGTGTTGCCACTTAAAATATAAATATCTCTTACTTGTAAAAAATCTGTTGGTAAACTTTCTGTTTCACTATCAATTGTAAAGCTAGTTTGTGCAATCATCTTTCTAACTCTTAATTTTGAGTTAAAATCTGCTTCTGTTAAAACAATAAAATCATCAGCTATCTCACTAGATAGATCTGATCTATTTAACCAATTAGCAATTGATGTTTTAAGTGTTGTGTAGTTTGTTAATGCCATTAAAATTTACCTGGTGCAGTTCTAAAATATCTATAATCAGAACTATTTAATTTTTCTTTTAATATTTTTGTTTGCACATCTTTTGGTAATGCAAACCAGTTACCATTGTTTTGATCTTTGTTGTATTCTTTTGCCCAAACTTCTAAAACTAATATTGGTATAGACGCAACTCTTTTAAGTCCTTTATCAGCACTGTAGCCATTGTTTTGTGTAAATAATTTTTTATTATGTTCTAATATTGGTTTGTGATTAATCTTTCTTTCATGCACAACACCTTTTTCTGTGCCTATAAAAGTATCACTTATAAGACCATTATTTTCTACACTCTTAGCCATTAACGACCTTGCCCTTTATATCTAGTCAATTTTTTGTTTCGCTTTTCATGCTTGTTCAAATTTTTTTTATGCTTACCTAATTTAGGTGGCTTATCTCTTGGAACAAAATGAACAAATTTTTGCCTAGCCACTTAATTCAGTAACGTATAAATCGCCACTACCTATAAATGCAACTTTTTCACCTGGTCTAATTTTTATAATTTCAATATCATTAGCTGGTAAATACATTGAAGATGTAGTAGCAGTTGGGGATGCACCAAAAGCAACATGACCATTAGCAGAAGCTACAATTCTAACAAACTGTGTATGAGCTAATACAGCGTCAGTTGTTGCAGCACTTGATCCACTAGATGTAACCTTTTGTGTCTTAATTGGAAATAATCCATAATTATAAGCCATTTATTTTACTCCTATTTTCTTTTCTTCATTTTAGATTTAACAATCTTAGCTTGAAGTTTTTTAGGTAAAGTTCTTTGCTTTGCAGTAAGTATTTTTTTACCTTTCATTTTGTTTTTCATTAGTATTTTCTCATCTTAACTTTTTTGCCCATTTTTTTTGCAGCTTTCTTAGCTGCCATTTTACCTTTTTTTGTATAAGCAAATTTCTTTTTTCCTACCATTGGCATAGTTTGTTTCTCCTTTAAAATTTTTGTTGTGTTTTTGAGGGGAAGTATCGCTAGACAAGATCCCCTCAAATTTTGTGTTATCTTCTAATAACGTAAGTAATTTCCATTTTAGAAGCGTTTGTAGATCCACCATCAGTAATGACTTCAATAACTGAACCCTCATTGACATCGTTTAGTGCTGTTGGTTCTACTTCGTACTGCTTTCCAGCAGAACTTGTTGCTACATGACTAATAGCAGCAGAAGTACAAGCAACTGAATCTATTTCAAAAGTAATAGCAGCAGTTCCTGTAGTAGTTGCTTTGTTATGTGCAAAAATTTTAACTATTCTACCTTTATCTGGTACAACTACAAAAGTTGATGATGCAGTTGATACATCAGGTATAGCAGATGTTAAAAAATAATCGTTTAGTGTTCTCATTGTTTTTCCTATTTATTTGCTTCGTTCCGACTTTAAAAATCTTCAAAGACCAAACAAAATGTTAATTGATATAGGGGGATTGCTCCCCCTATATTTTAATTATTATGATGTAGTTACATCAAAGATAGCACCACTTGCTTTTTCGTTTTTAGAAACAAGTGTGTACTCTGCTAATAATGCTTGTTTTGTAGCATCACCAGTTTTTGCAAGATCCATAAGAGAAAAATCTCTTAAGAAAGCAGTTGCGAACATATCTGGTTGTAAAACAAACACATCTCTAGCTCTTTGGAATCTGTTAGGTACAACAGTCATTGCACCAAAATCAGACTCATATACATCAACAGCAGCTACTAATCTTTTGTTTTCTGCTGGGTCAAATCTAGTTGAACCACCAGTAAAGCCAGATAGCACTTGTTTGTTGAATGAGCCAAGCATGATCATTGATGGATCACCACCCTCATCCCAGCATTTTTTAATTACTGCTTTAAGTTGTGATTCTGTGAAAGCTCTTTGAGTTCCATCAGTTCTAGCAGTACCAGGTGTATCAACACTTGATACTTGACCATTTGCTCCATTAGCACCAGCATCGTTGTTTTGTTGAATCCAACCAGCTAATCCTGCTAGTTCTCTTGCTGTAGAGTCATCACCTACTACTGGTGAGTTGTTTGCAGTTAATGAACTTTCCATATCTCTTTTAAGCTCTTTAGAAGCTTTTGAGATTTGATAAGCAAGTTCGTTATTTCTTCCAGCTTTAGATACAGAGTCTAATGTACCAGAAACAATTACAGATTTTCTTGAAATCTGTGTTCTGTTATTTACTCTAACTGTTGCTGTTGGTGCAGTGAAAGCGATTTCATCACCCTCTATTTGTGCGTTGTTAGCTACAGCAGATGCTAAGCTATCAGTTTGCCACTCATGTAATACAGCAGTTGCTTTTTCTTTGCTGATACCTGACATGAATGGAGTTTCAGTAGGTGCAATTGAGTAGATTATATCTGATAAATCTTCTCTTAGACCTTTTGCGTCATAGACACTAAATGTATTAGTTACCTGAGCCATGTTGTTCTCCTATTGTTGAGTTATTTATTGTTAATCATGTCTAAAAAAATACTAGCAGCGTCTTTATGACTGCCAGATTTCTTTAGTCGGCTCAACTTTTCTTTTCTAGCTTTTAAAGTAACATCAGCTTTTGTTTGTTTCACTCCAGAAGTAAAAACTTTGCCTGGTTTAGAAATCTTTTTTGCAATATTTGGCTTTGCCTTTTGCATATTTCTAAATTTCATAGCATCGTTTACCAACATCACTATTCTATGATCATAAACTTGTGCAACTTCTGTGTCGCTAAACCCATAAGCGTTTAAAGTTGATTTCATAGAAGATTTTAGCTGACTAGCTTTTGTCGGATCACTAAATTCTGGCATTTTTGATACCAATTTAGTTTGTTGATCTCTTAAAAACCCATCAAACTGTTTTTTTTGCTCAGCTTGAGTTTTGGCCATAGCAGAATTTATTTTTTCTTGCTTTTTTCTTAGCCTATGCTCAATCCTTGCAGCTTCGGTTGGATCTTCTTCGTACAATTTCTCTAAATCAGCAGAATTAATCTCTGAATTGAGTTGTTGTTGTGCAACAGACAGCATCTGATTAGCTTCATTAAGCTTTGTAGAATAGTCTAGCCTTTGCTTTTCAGACTCAGACATAAATTGTTTCTTTTCATAAGACAATTCTTCTGTCTTTCGTCTGTAATCAGCATCTCTTTGATAACCATTTCTCAACTCATCAAGGGTAACATTAAATTCTTGTCCATTGACCTTTACAGTGTGCAATGGGGAATCTTGTTTCTCTTGAGTATCAATTTGTTCTTCGTCTTGAGATACTTCTTGTTCAGAAACTTCCTCTTGCGATTCAGCTTCTTCACTTATTTCCTGTTCCTGTGGTTGATCTGTTTCAGATTCCACTTCTGTTGGTTCAGGAGAATTTTGTTCTTGAGGTTCTGCCTCTTGTTTTTCTTCTTCTTCTTTTGTATTTAATGGATTTAACAATCCACTTATTGTTTTTGTTGCTCTTGAAATGTCAGTTTCAGCTTCCTTTAAAGGATTAGCGTAATTGTCTGCCATGTTTTCTCCTATTAGTTAAGTTCCTGTTGTGTAGGTTGACTTATCCTAATCATAGTGATTAGAATTTTTGATTTTTGACACTTTTACGAAAATCTTCTAACTGTTTATTAGCTAGTTTTCCTGTATCAATAATTTCTAATAAATTTTGTTCTACTTTGCCTACTACGTTGTAAGCTAACCAAAGTTTTTCTCTAGTTTCTGTTTCTTTAGCACCAGTATTAAATAAACTATCAGCGTAAAGTTTTTTTAACTTTTCAAAACTTTCTTTTAATAAAGGGTTGTCAAAAAGCTGTTTAGCTTTGTTCGCTTGGGTCAGTTCCTTTTGGAGCTTTCCCTCTTGATCCTTGTCCATATAATTCTCTTATTTGGTCTTGAACTTGCTGCGATTGTTCAGATGCTTTTCTAAAATCACTTGTAGACTCTGCTACTAGCATTTTATTTAAATCTGCATCTGCCTTTATTTGTTGTGAATCTAGTTGAGCATTGTATTTAAGCTCAAGTTCTTTAATTTTTATTTCGTTATTAATTAAATTTTCTGCATTATCTGATTTAACTTTTTTAAGTTCTATCTCAAGCTCTGCAATTTTTCTTTGTTCTTCACTAGCTATTCTTCTAAACTCAATTTTTTCAATTGGTGTTAATGGTGGCTCAGGTGGAGGTGTAACCATACCTTTGCCCATGTCAGGATTTACAAAATAATTCTCAACATTTTTTAAACCAGCGTTTTCTATAATTTTAGCTAAACTATTATAAATATTTTTAAGACTTACCATTGGGAACTCTCTATTGCCTTGCAATTGGAAAGCTTGAAGTTGTCTTTCTAAAATATTATTTAGCATTACAATTTGTTGGTCTTTAGAACCACTGCCTAAACCAACTGTAATAGATATATTAAATCGGTTACGCCACTCAGTCGGTTTGACTGGTATAAATTGATTATTTAATTCTACAATTCTTTCTTTGTCTTGGTACTTACAAGTTAATTCAAATATTCTTCTAAATAAATCTTTGATACCAGTTTCTGCAAATACTCTTGCAATTAATTCCATTCGCATTTGCGATTGTGTCATAATTGCGTTTACACCAGTTGCAGTTTTATTTAAGCTATCTGCATCTAAGCCTTGATTGTATCTTGTAATTCCAGTTCTAGTTTCTCTTATAGTGTCTAAGTATTCTAATAATGGAAATGCTTGTTGCGATATAGTTTGTGATTGCATTGGCATCATGACTTGGCTTGGTGGTTGTTTAGTTCTAACCACACCACCTGGTCTTGATGTAAGTAAGTCATCCAAGTTGACCATACCATCCATAACTGCCATACGATTATTATTAGTCAAATACATATTGTCTAATAGCTGTCGCATTACAGTAGATTTTATTAGCTGCACATCTTCTACTAATTCAGAAACAGATCTGCCATAAAATCTGTGTGGCATTGGAATAGGTGTTAAGCTACAAAAAGGAATATTATCACAAGGCATATTCTCTAAAATTTCATAACCACTTT